GAGATTACCACTTGTATCAGTAGCCATATGTTCATAGCGGAAGCGAGAAGAAAACGCTATCTTTGAGTAATCAACAGACATTAGTAATCCACCTTATCACCCCAAACAAAATAACGAATCTTACCGCCAGAGCAATTCACATGGAGCTGCGTACCATTGATGTAAGCATACCAGGTGAATGTATTTGCCAGGGTTCCGTCAGTGCTATTAAGCCCTGGGCTATACCACACGCTCGAGCCGGTAGGCTGGAATTGAACCTCAAATACTGGCGGGTCACCAGCGAATACTAATATTGCAGTATCGCCACTGCCTACAGTAATAACCTGGGAGTTAATGAGCTGATCAATCTCCCAGCGACTACTAAAAGCAATCTTCGTATTGTCTACGCTCATGAGTATGCCGAATAAATATCAATGCCAGTTTTAGAGATGTCGACGACTACCTCGCCATCTGGAGCGATGCCGATAACTGCGCGGCGCACATTAGTCTTGTCAGTAATAATGATATTACCTTCTGCCCAGTTAATGACAATCGTGCCATTCTGAGTAGGAATAATTGTTGAAGTTTGAGTACCTGCCATAATGCTAATTGTTGGCTTATGTATAACTCCGGTCAACCATAGCAGGTAAGAGTGCATCCCTTCGGTAGCAATGATGCGGCGTTTAATACGTTTTGAGTGGGCCAAATATAACCGGAGCCCTAAGAACGTCAGCAAGTGCTCATATCGAAACAGATAATGCTAATCAAGCTTTCAGCGTTGGTGTTGAAGCGGCCGTAAGCGGTGCTAGTGCCACCATCACTACCACTGGAGGGAAGGTATATGTAAGTTTCGACATTACAGCCGTATATCTAGGAGCTGGGACGGCGCTTTTTAGATTATGGATAGACGGTGCATTTTCAACCGAGCTATGTCATGTTACTACACCTGCTTCAGGTGCTTCAGGAGGTGGTTCGACTATTACCGCAGCATTAGCTGCAGGTAGTCATACTTTCGCAATATATCTGCTAAATAGTTCAGGTGCATCTCAATTATTACAATACAACACGCACTCATTAACGGTTTTTGAGATTGGTACCTAGTTAGGTAATGGAATTATTAGGACGATAATATCGTCACCATTAGCACCGCCGCTTGTAATAAGAGTTGCGGTTACTGTTATAGTTTGCGCTCCACTCGCTGTCGGTATAAAAGTATTTATGAGGCTCACTCCAAGTTGTTCACCGCTTGCCCCACCAAAACGTGTATGACTTAACCCTTTATATGTGCCACCTCCGGATACCGTATAACTCAGTTGCCAAATTCCGGCAGAGTTCGGGTTTGATGATGCAACTACTATCTGGTATTTCGCACCCGCAGTAAAAGTATATGATCCTGTTAAAATGTTTGTCGTGCCTGTTCCACTCCATGAAGTGCCAGAAATTACAGCTGATGCAGGAGCAGAAGCATATGTTAATACAGAAGACGGGACAGTCGCTGGCCCACTCAAAAACGTATTAAACGCCGCATCATTGCTACCGACAAGGTTCCACTTTGCGGTAGTTGGTTGTTCACCTGCGGTAAATGATATTGCAGTATAACCTGGAACACTCATTATTGAAGCCTCTCAACTGTAAACGACTCAATGCGAGTCTTATTGCCATTAGTCTCAACATCAGGTGTGTAGTGCTGTTTGGCGATCTCCAGCTTAACCATAGCTTCATGATGAGGCTCAATCTGTGGGATCATAGCTTCGCCGGTTATGTTGCTTACAGTTGGAAGTAGACCAATCTCTACACTTGCATTTATCGTGTTATTTCCGCATCGACACTCATAACCCATGGCACCATCAAGACGCTTACGGGATGACAGCAACTTGCCGCCATCCAGGACTATGCGGCGTAAACCGTCGTGGTGGTGCAACTTATTGCGCTGCACCTCGGCCGGTATCAAAACTTCTAGGCATAGATCAGCACCGCAAAGATCACAGCGCACAATCTGCACAAGTGGGTAGTTTTTGATGTAAAAGTCCAACGTCTCTCTAGCGGTCGCGCGCGCGTCTGGCTCTGGATCTTCTTTTAAGATTTTAGAAACATGCTTCGCTGTTTTTTCGTCTATGGAGTGCTTGGCAATCATAAGCTTGATTATGTTCAGGCGTTGTAAATATATCAACCATAACAGGTATATATTTAGGGTGCAATGGAATCCGTTCCACCTATTGTCGAAACCCCAATCGTAAAGTAATTGATCATCTGCCGCACCTCGACTTCAACTGTCTGCTTCAATGGGTCTTCTTTCGTTTGCGACAACTCGATATTTATAACTGTGTAATTGAGTGTCTGGCCAGTATCATCGAGTGTCACCGTAACATAGTCACCAAATTGTAATTGCGGTACTGCCATTACCTCGAGCGTCATACGCTGGAAAGGCGTGGCGTAGTCAGTAACAAGCTGATAGGCAATAGAGTAAGCGCTGCTGTTGTCCTGGATCAAGTCATTCGTAATAGTTAGCGGCTGACCATTATTAGCAGGGTTTATGCCGTATTGGTTGATAGATGTCTGATTCTTAAACTCTTGGGTAATCACCTGCGTGACAGTTGCCGGTGTACCGTACAGCCCCATCTGGGTAACGTATATCGGTTGGCTGTAGGTATTATGAAAAGTAATCTGAGCATTCGACCCGTTGAGTACAGTGCTCGTTACCGAAACAAACGAGCCTACACCAAGCGGATCAGAACCATCTGAGTTCACGTTTACCTGATAGGTAGATGTCGGCGGTGTGGTGGTCGTAAATAGTACGGGCGTATCGAGCGCCGTGACCGGCATCGTACCATAGCTGTCTGAGAAGTCAGCAGACACGATGACGCTGCCGCCTGCCGGTATGAGCGTTGGCTGAGCCAATTGCCACACTAACTGCCTTGCAGCCACTACTCGTGGCGTAGACTGCACGATAACGTCGTTAATGACCGCAGTATTCTCTATGCCGTAATTGATAATACCAGTGTTGTTGCCACCGACCGTTTCGGAGTAATCAAACGTCCACTGGATAGTATTGTGATCAGGTATATGCTGCCGGTTCCAGTAATGGAAAATGCCAGCTTCGTCGAAGAAAGCGATACCCATCTCCGACTCACAAATTGCTGAGATGATGTAGCCAATCGAACCCTGATTGCCACCGACATTCGTGCCTGTCTGAAAGTTTATAGGAGCAAGGTAGCCTATTCGCGGCTGCAACGATTGCTCAATCACATATTCTGTCGACGAAAAGCCTGCCTCTTGCAAGAGATCCGCAATAATGTCGCTACCAAACATGTTGATGTATGCACCATTATTTGCTGCTGCAACTGGCCCCGCACCCTTTGACGGGAACATATTAAGATAATTCATGCCGTCGTAGCAGAGTAGGCTCGTTTCGCGGTGGTTCACATCGTTCAGGGGAGCAGTGGAGTAGCCTGCAAATGTCGTGATGCTCTCAGTCCCAAAACCTGCGGATAGCTTAACGGGGCGATTTGGCAGAATGTAATTACCAATAGTGGGATCATGGCCGGGCATGAAAGAGAGATCGGTATTATCTAACTTCACTTCGGCTTGCCCCATGACGGTGCCGTATGGGTATTGCCCGAGGCCGCGCTTAATATCTATGCTAATGCCGTATGCTGAGTAGTCAGTGTACTGATAGCGATCCAGGAACGTTACTTCAGCGCCGCCGCCCTTTATGACATCTGGGCCACCAATAAGCGATGTGCCAATAGTGAAGAATGCATATGATGGATTGATCTGCTCAGTCCAGGCGATCAGAATACCGTAATTTATCGTCTGAGTGGCTGCAGAAGTGTCAGTAGTAAATGTTGAAGAAACCGTTTGCACAAGCTATTTCTCCAGTAGGGTTATGGTCATATCGCGCAATAGTGATGATCCACGAATGTACTTGGCCGCAGCGCTGACTGCAAAGCCGGTGAAACTGAACCCCGATACACTGTTTGCATACGAAATGAGATTGCCACCTTCGATGTAACTGTTAATAAGGCTGTAGTCTGACTGAGATATTGCTGAGAGCGTGAAGGTAGCTTGCCTTTTTTGAGCAAGCCAAATGCGCCGGGTGAGTCCGGTAATGGTAGATTTGTCGACCATGATCTGAATGTACTCCTCAGTCAGATCTGATGGCTGCGGAATGTTGCTATTTCCGTTGAGTGAAATTAAGCTCATGACTATACCGGCCTAATCCCTAAATTAGGAACGTTACCCGCCATATTGTGCGACCTGGCAACTTGCATCAGAGCCTGCCACATTTCCGTTGCCACGCGCTGCTTTTCAGTCTGTGTTCCGGCATAGACACCGATATTTACCGTAATATTGACGTTACTAGCGCCCTGCGATGCAGTAGGTGCCGCTTGTCCTCCGGGTGCAGTAGTAGATGGTCGTTGTGCTGCAGTTCCGAAAGAACCTGTCGTAGAATCGGCAAGTTGCTTAGTAGCACCGCCAACGATACCTTTAGATGCGCCGATGCCCTGCGCCAAACCTTGGCCAATGTTTTTACCGGCTTCCGCGAATACGGTTGATGGTGAGTGAATACCGAGCAAGCCCTTGAAGCCGTCGACGACACCTTTACCAACATCCTTAACGGCATCAGTAGCCAAGTGTGCGGCACCCTTCACGCCATTCACCAAACCTTGGATGATGTCTTTACCGAAGTTTGCGAGTAACTTTCTGCCGTTACCAAGCGCATGCAGCGCCTCGCCTGGTAACTTAGTGAAGAAATCAATCACTGCCTTTACGAAGGTCGTTATGTCGCTTGTGATATCGTTCCACAACTTCTTAAAGAAGCCGGTTATTTGACCCCAGTGCTTGATGATTAGAATGACCAAACCAACGAGTGGGCCGCCGACAATGGTAAGAATCAAATCAATGTGGTGCTTGAAGAACCCTACGACGTCCTTCCATAGCTTTTCGAAGAAACCGGAGACTGCCTTCCAGTGTTTGACAATGAGCACCACGACAGCGATAAGAGCTATGACGCCAGCGATGATAGCGATAATGGGCATTGCACCCATTGCTGCATTTAGAATCCACTGGACACCGGCCCAGGCTTTCGTAGCAACCGATACTATTCGTATCGTGCCATCTTCCGCTATGAATGCGGCTTTTAAGATACTCATGGTAGTTTTTACCTTAGTAAGTGCTGACTGAAGAGTAAGAACGATAGCCACGAATGTAGCGATCGCTGCAAGTGAGGTAACTATAATCGCAGCAAGCTTCTTGTGACTATTGGCCCACTCTGCAACAGGCTTGACGATACCAACGAGGATTTTTGCTAGAGTCGTTACGCTTGGCAGTAAGGCGGTGCCGATTGCTTTACCGGCGTTCTCGACAGCTTCTTTGGCCTGCTTAAGCTGGAAATTGAAAGTGCCTTGGATGAGGTTCCAACCGTCAATGTTCTTGCCGCCCTTTTTGGCTGCGCCTGCCACGGCATCCACGTTTGATTTGAATGTTGAGGAGTTGGCACCAGTAAGCATCAAGGCCGTGTTTAGGCCGGTAGCGCCACCAGTCATCTTCGAAAGCGCGGCGGTGTAGGTTTGCGCTGCAGGCGAGCCAGATTTGATCAAGCTATTGAAGCCATGGGCTTTGTCTGCGACAGTTGCAAACTGCTTAGCTAGGTTGGCATTGAGCGGCGACATCTCCTGTAATGATAGTTTCCACGCTGCCTGTGATGTGGTTCCGGCAAGGTATGACTTAGCAATGCCCTGGATAGATCCGGGAAGCTTAGAGAGCATGATGTTTGCATCTTCGGCGGCTGATTTTGATTGGTTGAAAGCATCCATGATGACTGTACCGGCAGGGCCCATGTGCTGCGTAATTGCCGTCGTAAGGGTGTCGAGCGTTCCAGTCAGACCCTTCTTGCCGAGTTGCATAGAGACATCGTTCGAGTTAAGCCCAAGCTGTTGCATCTCATTGATTGCCACTTGGTTCGGGTTACTCAATGCCCGGATGGTGTTTGCAAGATCCTGAGAGGATTGCTGCGCACTCATACCTTGGGCAGTCATCGTTGCTTCCGCACCGGCAACCTGCGCAAAACTAAGGTGTACCGCATTCGCTAGGGGAAGTACGGCCGAGAGGCTACCTGCGAAGTCTTGGAAGTTCATCTTACCGCGTGATACTGCAGCAAGCATTTGGTTAGTGACACTGACTGATTTATCTGCCCCGTAGTGGTAGTCATTAAGAATGGTCGTCAGTGCATTTGTAGTTGTGCCAAGGTCGGCATTTTCGCTCTTAGCACCCTCTGCAGCGGCTCGTAAGACTGCTAGACCGGCCGCACCGTGATATCCGGCAGAGTTAATAGTGTAAAGCCCCTGAGAGAGCTGATCGGTGCCGGTAGCCGTTGCAGTAGATATATCGAGAATACCTTGAGTGTCACCAGCAAGGTTTTTCTGGCTTTCCCCGGCAGTACTGACCAGGCGAACCATTGAACTTTGGAGATCGGCTGCACCCTTAACGGCAAGCGCCAGACCGCCTACGAATGCACCGGCGGTGATAAGTGATAGCTTTTGATAAGATTGAGCCGTTTTATCGGCCTGTTTTCCGCTCGCACCAACATTACCACTTGCCTTGTTAATAACGGCAGAGGCTTCGTCTTTGGCCCTCAGTATGATGTCGAGTATGGTTTTATCCATGATGTCAGCGGTTCCTCATGTTGTTTTTTTCCTGCCGCTCGTTATCGAGTTCCATAATCTTTAAGTGGATCATGACCTCATCGAGTCGCTGCATCTCTTTATCGGCATCTTCAGCACTAAGGCCGAACTCCTGCCGAAGGCGGTGTCGAGCGATCCAATACTGGGCTTGTGGGGTTCCTTCGCGGTCATGCAGTATGACCTTCTCCAGTCCCCCTACGAGTTTGGGTCAACGGCTCCGCTGAGAAGCTGTGTGGCTTTGGCAAAGACACTCGTTGGTAACCGCTTGATATCTTCTTTTTCAAGATCAACCAATTGGCTACCGTTGAAGCCTTTGCCATCAATGAAATGCTCTTCGAGGAAACTAACCATCTCAAGCGTGTATTTCTTGGGATCGGCTTCGATTTCCTCTTGAGATGGTGATGCCTGTTGTAGGCTCTCTTCAAGAGAGGGAAGAGAGAAGTTGATGTATGCGGCTTGCCAGCCTTCGCCAAGGAAGTCGAGCGAGAAGTTCTTTTTTACTACGAATGCCATGTTATGCCCTCCTAGTAGGTTGCTACCGTGTTAGTTAAGACCGCTTGGATCATGTATGCGGAAGCGTAGCTAAATGTGCCTTCAAAGGTGACAGTTTGCTCAACCATACCGTCGATTGGTGTAGCAGGCTTCCAGTCAGTCAAGAATACCTGTGGTAGCGTAAGGAGCAGTTCAGGATTGGATGATGTACCGATAGTCTTGCCAGTATTCTTGATGTCGATTGAGACGGCTTGTGGCGTGTTGTTAAAGCGCAGCGTCTTGTAAGTGGCATCGCTGTAACGGAGTGTGAAATCACCTTTGATGGTAGCTTTTTGTGCAAAGATTTCGTTCGGGTTGTTCTGACCGATGACGTAGTAAGGGTTCACATCTTTTTCGATGGTAATTTTGATGTCTTTAGCTGGAACTGCGAGCGCAGCACCAAGACCAGCGATGTTAGCGGCGAGCTTAAGTGTGACGTTCTTAGAGATGAAGTGGTTTTCCTGGATAAATGCAGCCGTGTCAGTGCCTACTGTTGATGGCTGAGAAATCCAATCGGAAGAGTATTTAACATACTCGCCGCTTACGACATCAATTTCGAGTGTCTTAAGCATTGAAAGCGCGAACTGCTGATCAACGTTTGGATCTTTCCGGGTGAGTGTAACTGACTTAGCTTGATTTGTTTGTGATTCGGTGAAGGTGTGGTCGTAAACAACAGTCTCTGCAGGGTGAGCTGCAACAGCGTGAGTACCAAGAAGAGCCCAAAGAAGTAGGCCAACACTCTCGTCGGTCATGATTCCGTCGATCTTGCCACCTCCCCAAGTCTCAGTGACTTCTGAACCGGAGTTTTCATCGAGTACGTTGATAGCTGAAGGGTTCAACTGGGTTTTAGCCATGTCGTTT